AAATTATTAAGGAAATTAATCCGTTAATGTATATGACTACTAACGCTGATACAGGTATAATAACTGTAGTATGTGATGCAAATGCAACAGCAGCAGACTTACAACATAGAATTAGAACTATTGGTGGCGGTTGGACCAGAAGTACTAATGCCTACGCTGTATCATCAGTTGGACCAAATACAATTGATACAAGTGGTACAGTAGTTACTGTCGCAGCAACACTAACAGCAACATAATAAAAAAATAAAATAATTTCAAGAATTTGTCAGATTTCACTTGACTTCTGGTAAATAATAGCGTACAATACATAGTGTGCTGTACGAATAAAGGCACAAGAGTAGCAAATAATTTGTTGCTCTGCACATAGGCATAACATATAGGAGGCATTAACTATGGCATCATTAGCAGAAATCCGAGCAAAGCTCAAGGAACAAGAAGCTGGCGCAAGCGGTCAACGCTCAGGCGGTGGCGATAACGCAATTTACCCATTTTGGAATATAAGCGAAGGTAGTAGTGCAACACTACGATTCCTTCCTGATGGAGATGATTCAAATACTTTCTTTTGGAAAGAACGTTTGATGATTAAACTTCCATTTGCAGGTATTAAAGGCGACACAGGATCACGTCCTGTACAAGTACAAATTCCGTGTATGGAAATGTATGGCGAAACATGTGAAATTCTAAACGAAGTACGTGGTTGGTTTAAAGATCCAAGTTTAGAAGATATGGGTCGTAAGTATTGGAAGAAACGTTCTTATATCTTTCAAGGCTTTGTAACGGATAATCCACTAACAGACGACACTCTCCCTGAGAATCCAATTAGACGTTTTATTATTGGTCCGCAAATCTTCCAAATTATTAAGGCAGCACTAATGGATCCAGACATGGAAGAGTTACCAACAGATTATACTGCTGGTGTAGACTTCCGTCTTAATAAAACTAGTAAAGGTGGGTATGCAGATTATTCAACATCAAACTGGGCACGTAGAGATCGTCCATTGACAGATGCTGAAATGAAAGGCATTGAAACTAATAACTTGTGGAATTTAAGCGACTTTTTACCTAAGAAGCCAGGTGAGGTTGAAATTAAAGTAATGAAAGAAATGTTCGAAGCGTCAGTAGATGGCGAAGCATACGATGCAGATCGTTTTGGTAGTTACTTCCGTCCTGCAGGTATGCAAGCACGTACAGGTGATCCGACTAAAGCTGCAAGCCCACAGGCAACAGCAACGTCAATGACTGCTGAGGCAACTCCAGTTGCACCAGTAGCGGCACCAGTTGCACCAGTAGCAGAAACAGCACCGGTAGCAGAAGCGGCGCCGGCACCGCAAGCTGAAGCAGCACCTACAGAAGGTAATGCACAAGACATTCTTGCAATGATTCGTTCAAGACAAGCTACTTAATCAAAATAATGTAGGGGAGCAATCCCCTACAACTTTGGCTTAAAAAGGAGTAACTATGGCTAAATCATTTGACGTTAGTAAGTTCCGTAAGGACCTAACAAAAAGTATCTCAGGCATGAGTAGTGGCTTTAATGATCCAACAGATTGGATTAGTACAGGCTCATATGCACTTAACTATCTTATTAGTGGCGACTTTCATAAAGGTGTACCGCTAGGTAAAGTAACTGTGTTTGCAGGTGAATCAGGAGCAGGTAAATCTTACTTTTGCTCAGGTAACATAGTAAAACACGCACAAGATCAAGGCATCTTTGTAGTTCTAATTGACTCAGAAAACGCACTTGATGAATCGTGGCTACAAGCATTAGATGTAGACACATCAGAAGAAAAACTTCTCAAGCTAAACATGTCAATGATTGATGATGTAGCAAAAACTATCTCAACATTTATTGCAGACTATCGTGCTATGGATGAAGAAGATCGTCCTAAAGTATTGTTTGTAGTTGACTCGTTGGGTATGTTATTAACACCCACTGATGTTGATCAGTTTAACAAGGGTGATATGAAAGGTGATATGGGTCGTAAGCCTAAAGCACTAACTTCATTAGTCCGTAATACTGTTAACATGATTGGCTCACTTAACGTAGGCTTAGTATGTACTAACCACACTTATGCATCGCAGGATATGTTTGATCCAGATGATAAGATCAGTGGTGGTTCAGGCTTTATCTATGCATCAAGTATTGTTGTTGCAATGAAAAAGTTGAAACTAAAAGAAGACGAAGCAGGCAATAAGATCTCAGAAGTTATGGGTATACGTGCTGGTTGTAAAGTAATGAAGACACGCTATGCAAAACCTTTCGAAGGTGTGCAAGTTAAGATTCCTTATGAAACTGGTATGAATCCTTACAGTGGACTTATTGAATTATTTGAGAAGAAAGGCTTGTTAGTTAAGCAAGGTAATAGACTCAAGTATATTGATCTAGCCGGCGAAGAACATCTTGATTATCGTAAGGCATGGATGGATCCAGATAAGATGAATTTGATTATGTCACAATACAATGAAAAGTTAGCACCCGTGGTAAATACCGCAGATGACGACGAAGACATTATTGTAGACGAACACGAATTAATCGAGGAGTAAATCATGGACGAGAGTCAAATTGTAGATGTATGGATGGTATTTAAAGATAGTATTGACAAAAAACAGATTGAAATTATTGCTGAACGTTATGTAGAATGTTGTGCTGACTACGGTGCTACAGATGAAGCATTTACAACTGCACTAGGTAGTGATAACAATCTTGATGATGCAATATCATATTATCTAGACCTTGATGTTGATCCCGATGATGAAGACTTAAATGAATGGGATGAATAATGGGTTGGTATAGTGAAGTTTCGCGTGACGTATCTAAGATACCCGGTGCAGTTGCATTCTTTGAAAGTGAGCTACAAGAGGCTCGCCAAGAAGTAAAACTTAAAGGCAATGTTGAACGTGCTTCAGCAGAGATGCCTGGCATTGTAGAGCATCGGTTTAATCAGTTACAAGAAATAGAAGCTATACTAAACTATCTCAATATTGAGCTACGTAGGTTGCGTAGCTCATATTTTAAAAAATATCTTGAAAATTATCAAAGAGCTCTGTCAAGCCGTGACGTTGAAAAATACGTTGACGGTGAGGCAGACGTTGTTGACTATGAAAAAATTATTAATGAGTTTGCACTAATGCGTAACAAGTGGCTAGGACTCTTAAAAGGACTTGATCAGAAACAATGGCAGATAACTAATGTAGTAAAGCTAAGAGTAGCTGGTATGGAGGATGCAACTTTATGATAGACTACACTCCCTTAGAAATAACTAAAAAAAGAAAAGGAAACTTCTTTTACCTACCCTGTGACACAGTATTTTTTAATGACTTTACTATACATTTTATTAAAAGTGTAAAATTACATGCAAAAAACATTTCAATACATGTACATATATACGATGCAACTGATGCTGATATAGATTGGTGTAAACAAAATAATATTGGTTACACAACAGAAATTACACCTGCAAGTTATAATACATTAGATCTTAAAAAAGGATATTGGGTTAACAGTAGATTTTTAAGAGTATCAGAAATTTTCCACGATAACGCTAACGTGATGGCAGTAGATCCAGACGGATTAGTTGTTGAGGATTTATCTTTGAACGAATGGTTACAGGACATGGAAAATGACTGGGTAGCAATGCGTACAAAAGGAGTAGGTGCATTGGGTGGATGTGTTGCATTTGCAGCAGGTAAGCCGGGCCGATATCATCTAAAACAAAAAATTATAAAACTAGCACAACCAGAAGGTTTGGTTTGGTTTTTAGATCAAACAGCATTAAATGAATTAGTAGCAGAACAGAAAATTAATACCTTTAGTATGAAATATGTTGACTACCACCTACGTCCAGATAGTAAGATATGGACCGGTAAAGGAGCAAAGAAATATTTAAGACCAAATGCAAAACCAAAGAAGAACAAGTTTGCTAATAAATTAGAGGAATATAAAAAGAAAATATGAAAATACTAGTTACAGGAGCAACAGGATATATTGGTAGTCACTTGTGTAAATTACTTACAGAAAAGCAACATGCAGTAACAGGATGGGATATTGGACTCTACGGTGAAGCAAATGATGTATTTAATTTTACAGAAAAACTTTACGATATAGATGTTACAAATTTTGACAGCAAACATAAATTTGATGCTGTAGTACATTTAGCAGGACGGGTAGCTGTAGACGAAAGTGTGCGTATTCCCTATGAATATTATAAAACAAACATTGAAGGTACTGCTAATTGTTTAGATAATATAGAAACAGATCATTTCTTATTTGCTGGCACAGCTGCATCTTGGGATCTTGCCAGTCCTTATGCTTTAAGTAAAGTTGCCGCTGAAGATATTATAAAACAAAAAGCAAAAGGTTATACAATATTTCGATTCTTTAATGTAAGCGGAACAAATACAATACATAAGCAATTAGGTAATGGCACACACTTAATACGTATGGTTGCAAAAGTTGCTGCAGGTAAAAAAGATACATTACAAATTTTTGGCAACGATTGGAATACAAAGGACGGAACATGTGTAAGAGATTTTATTCATGTTGTAGATCTTGCAAACGCTATTATAACCGCTATAGAAAAAGGTCCAACTAACAGTCCTTACGAATGTTTAGGAACACAAAACGGATATACAGTATTAGAAGTAGTAAAAGAAATGGAAAAGGTAACTGGTAAAAAAATTCCTATTGAGTTTATTGGCCGGAGAGAAGGCGATATAGAATCAAGTATTGTTCCGGAAGTTAGTTCATTACTTAACATAACAAAAACACTATCTGATATGTGTTTAGATCAGTATAACTTAGAGAGGAATACATAATGTTAGAAGAACATTTAGGAGGACACGGCGGCCTAACACATATAGATCAAGGAGCACTTACTTGGCTTAAAAGTTTAGGAAATAAAAGTTATCTTGATATTGGTTGCGGACCAGGAGGCATGGTTGAACTAGCAGACTCGATGGGATTTAAAGTATTAGGTATTGATGGTGATTATACATTAGATAGATATAATAAAGATAAATTTTTAATACATGACTTTGCTGTAGGTCCCGTAGAATTAAACGAGATATACGATATAGGTTGGAGTGTTGAATTCGTAGAGCATGTTGAAGAGCGTTTTATTCCTAACTATATTACTGCTATGCAAAAATGTAAAGCACTTATTATGACACATGCATTAGAAGATCAAACAGGTTATCATCATGTAAACTGTCAAAATCCACCATATTGGATTAACAAAATGTCCGAGTACGGATTTAAATTAGACGAAGAAAAAACTAATAAACTTAGAATAGTAAGTACAATGGGTAAAAAGAAAAAACATAGATTCTTAGAAAAGACCGGAATGTATTTTGTAAATGAAAATCTCTAAACCATTAATTGTTGCAATTAAACCAGCGTATAGAAACCATCCTATCATAGGCGGCGACAATATAAAAATTGTCGAATGGGAAGATAAGGATACTATAAGTAAGGCTGATATTTTCTTACAAAGTAATATTTTAGAACAAAAAAGACAAAAGAAACTAGGACACATTTACGAATTTATTCGTTACAGCGGTAAACCTTATATTTGTGCTGAGGCAGCTGTTTTTAGAAAAAATATGCCAGATTATCCAAATCCAAAAGCCTATCATAGGTTTAGTTGGTGGAGTTATTTTCAAGACGAAGGTGAATACAATGTAAACAACTGTCCACCTGACAGATGGCTTCGTGTTCAAAAAGAACTAAAAATAGATATAAAAGAATGGCAACAACCTGGTGATGCAATTCTTATTGTATTACAACGTCCGGGCGATAGTAGTTTAAAAAACTTGTTAAAAAAGCATGGATCCTATGATGCATTCTTAGCACACACACTAACAGAAATACGCAAGCACACAGACAGAAAAATTATTGTTCGCCTACATCCTGCAAGAGTAGACAAGCAGATGGATATTATAAATCGTTGTAGTATAAGTAATTTTGAAATTAGTCAAAATAATACTGGTGCCGGTCTACTTAACGGCGGAGATGGGTTGTACCAAGACTTTCAAAGAGCGTGGGCTGTTGTTGGTTTTAACACTAATGCACTAACTGAAAGTGTATGTGAAGGATTGCCTACGTTTAGCTTATGCCCCAGTTCAATGGCTTGGCCTGTAAGTAATACAAATTTAAATACGTTAGAAAATCCAACATTCTTTGATCGCACACAATGGCTTAATAACTTAGCATATTGTCAGTGGCGCACAGATGAAATTGCACAAGGGCTTCCTTGGCAACAATTAAAATCATTATATCCAAATAAATTAATCAATCCTTATTGCTAGTATAAACTGCGTATATAAATATGTATATGGATATAGTATTAGTAACAGGTGGCTTTGATCCACTGCATAAAGGACACATAGAATACTTCAAAGAAGCACGTAAACTAGGTTCAAAACTGATTGTTGGTTTAAATAGCGATGATTGGCTTACCCGTAAAAAAGGTAGACCGTTTATGTCTTTTGAAGATCGTGCCGCAATTATAAAAGAATTACACATCGTAAGCGATGTTATTAGTTTTGACGATGCCGACAATAGTGCATGTGGAGCAATTTATAAAGTACTTGCAACACATGGTAGTGGCGCAAAAGTCGTTTTTGCTAATGGGGGTGATAGGACAAATATATCTACTCCTGAATATAAAACATATGGAGATATGCCTTATGTAAGGTTCGAATTTGGTGTAGGCGGAACTAATAAAATGAACAGTTCTAGCTGGATACTTGACGAATGGAAGGCTCCAAAGACTGATCGTACATGGGGGTACTACAGAGTGATACACGAATACGATAAGCATACTAAAGTAAAAGAATTAGCTGTGCCACCAGGAAAGAAGTTATCAATGCAAAGACACAAGTATCGAGCTGAACACTGGTTTGTAGCAGAAGGTACTGCTACTGTATATACAATTAATAATAAAACTGATCTTGATGTACATGGTGTTTATGAACAACACAAGTCATTGCATATACCTGTAGGTATGTGGCATCAGTTAGCAAACGAATCAACAGAACCATTAAAACTTGTAGAAATACAGTATGGTGCCAATTGTGTGGAGGAAGATATTGAAAGACAACCTAATTAAAATATTTGTAGGCTGGGATAGCAGAGAAGACCTAGCATTCCAAGTATGCCAACAAAGTATTCTTGATAGAGCAAAGTTTCCAAATAGTATAGAAATTGTTCCTATTAAAATGCAAGAGATGCGTGATAGAGGACTATACTGGAGAGATGAAGATAAATTAGCATCTACAGAATTTACATTTACACGTTTTCTTGTACCTGAACTTGCTAATTTCAAAGGCTGGGCAATGTTTTGTGATTGCGATTTTTTATTTAAAAGTGATGTAAGAAACTTATGGAAAATTATAGAAGAGAATTTAGATAAAAATTATGCTATGATGTGTGTACAGCATGACTATACTCCGTCATCCTTAACTAAAATGGACGGCAAGGAACAAACTGTATATCCAAGAAAAAATTGGTCAAGCATGATGTTATTCAATTGTGAACATCCAAAAAATAGAAAACTTACAAAAGAGTTTATTAACAATCCAGAGATAGATGGAAAATTTTTACATAGGTTTAGTTGGCTAGAAGATCAAGACATAGGACGGTTAAGTCATGAATGGAATTGGTTAGTAGGTGTTTATAAAGAAGACGGAAAACACTCCCCTGATGCAATACACTTCACAGATGGCGGACCTTGGTTTAAAGATTATAGAACATGTGAATATTCTGGAGACTGGTATCTAGCTGAAAAAAGTTATCTAGCACAAAAACAAGTAAACGCAAAGCGTAAACTTACACCTGATACTTGGAAGGTGAATGACGAGAAACAAGAAATTTTAAAATCGGTTCTTAATTACCTAGTAGATCCTTCAGCTAAGTATTATGAAGGCAACACTTGGGAAGCAATTACGGAAAGAGTAAATAATCATATGGGGAAAATTGTAGCAATAGACACCAGCGAAGTTAATTTTGAAAGGAAAGGTCATAAGTATGATCCTATTTTAGAAAATTTTGCAATGGGCAGTAATGGTGTAGTAAGTTCGTATGCAGACCACTTAGATGACAACACTGACTTAATTATTAGAGGTGTAGGCGGCGGTAGTAGAAAAGCTATTGCTAAATGCAGAGAGTCAAGGAGAACATTTTATACTGTAGATACTGGTTACTTTGGAAACTTTAAGAATAAATGGATTCATAGAGTAACAAAGAATGATATGCAAAACTGTGGCCCAATTATTGAAAGGCCGTTAGATAGAGCAAAAGCGCATGGATACAGATATAGAAAACTTTCATTAGGCTCAAAGATTTTAGTATGTCCACCTAGTTTAAAAGCAATGCGTGTATTTGGACAGCCTGATCCTGAAACATGGGTTAAACAAGTTGTTGCTGAAATTAAAAAATATTCAAGTAGACCAATTGAAATTAGATTAAAGCCTAACAGAACAGAACGTGTTACTGACAAAACTATGCAAGCAGCACTAGCAGATGATGTACATTGTTTAGTTACATACAACAGTATTGCTGCTGTAGAAGCACTAATGGAAGGCAAACCAGCAGTAGTATTAGGACCAAATGCCGCATATAATATATGTGAAAATGATCTAAGAAATGTAGATAATCCAAAAATGCCTGACAGAGAAACTACTGATGCTTTTTTTGCACATCTTGCGTATTGCCAATTTGATGTACATGAACTACGAAACGGATATGCATGGAGAACTGTAAATGAAAGTAGTGAGCTACCACAGTGGAATCCCACCAAAAAATAATAGTCCTGAAAAACCTTTAATACTGTCAAACTTTATTGAAGGGGTTTTGAGGTCGGATGACACTGGGATCAATCACTATCAACCTACATTACAGGACTGTGATCTTGCAGTGTTACAAGGGTTCGTTCATGAGAATAGTAAAAACACTCCTCATTTATTGTTTAGAAAACAAGTATTAGATAGACAACGATTGAACAATGCACATACAATAGTAGTTGACAGCAACTTATTTTTATTCCAAACTGGTAAAAGAAATACACCAGGAAACTATTTAAGATACAGTTTGGATGGAGTCTTTAGAAATACCGGATTTTATTTTGATAAGGATATTGATCCTAATAGATGGCAAATAATTAAAAATAATTTAGGATTAGAAATTAAGTCTTACGATAATAGAGGCGAACATATATTGTTATGTTTACAACGTAACGGTGGTTGGAGTATGGGAGGCCAAGATGTTATTCAGTTTGCACACAAAACAATTCGTCAAATAAAACAGATTACATCACGAAAAATTATACTACGTCCTCATCCAGGAGACAGAAAAACTATGGTAAGATTGCAAAACGAAATCAAATATGCCAATGTACAACTTTCATCAAACCCTGACATAAGAACCGATCTAGCAAATAGTTGGGCGACTGTAGTATTTAATAGTAGTCCAGGAGTTGCTAGTTTAATTAACGGTGTTCCTGTTTTTCAAATGGATGCAAGACCTAATTATAGTATGTATGGTGAGGTTGCTAATACAGATATTACAGCATTAGAAAATCCTACACTATATGATAGACAAGATTGGCTTGAGAGTATAGCTATGTGTCATTGGAGTTTTGACGAATTAAAAGATGGCACTGCTTGGAAATTTATGCGTAATTACGTCCAATAATCTTCTGTTCTAGTAACCATCATATCAACTTTACGAGAACGTCCTTCTTTCTTACGAACACCTTTCATATGGTCGATCCATTTACCTAGTACACCATTTATAAGTGGATGACCGCCACCACCTGACTTTGCTTCACGCAAATACATTTCGGCACTATAGTCAAACGCATTAGGGTCTTGTTGCTTCATTCCGGTTAATATATTACCAAATACAAAACTATCATGCCATTCAGCTAATCTAAAGATACCGTTATCTGCATCTTCGTATACTCTTTCAAATTCAGCTAAAAACTTCTTACATGTTTCGTTATGTAAGTTCATACCATAGAAACCGCACTCTGGCCAGGTCTGTGATCCTTTGCCTCTACCTACATAAGTTATCCATGCATCTTCAGGTAACTGTTCTTTAAAGTCATTATAACTCCAATTACTGTGTACAAATGTGTCCGCATCCATCCACACACACCAGTCCTTAGAGCGTGTACAAGCGTCATACACAGCATATGTTTTGTTAGCGAAGCGTACAGCGTCCCACTTAAATCCTTTTTGCCAATCCTTACGTCCGTTACGTGCAGGATGATTTGTTATATCACCATTTGCATGTGGAACATTTTTGTATTTTTCTTTGAATGCATTTAGTTTCGGCAAAACTTCCTTGGCATCAAAAATTGTAATTTGTTCTGGGTCTGGATTAACTGGATTACATGCCTCTGCATATACAAGTAACTTAATACGTTTATCTACCCGTTCAGCAAACGAATTTAAAAACTTTTGTCCGTATGTTTCTAATCCTGGTTGGTGAAATGTTGTAACCACAGTTATGTCTGACATTGTTGTTCCTTTGTAAATAGTGTACAGGTATTTACTTATGAAATTTAATTTATGGAGACAATATGGCGCACTTAATTCTAGCCCTGTTTTTGACGCCTTTTATGCTGGGGCTAATGCTCTTGGGCATGATGTTGTTGTTAATGGTAGTGACGGGATTGATGTTATTTGGAGCGTACTTTGGAATGGTCGTATGGCTGGAAACCAAGCTATATGGCAACGAAATGTCCAACAAGGCAAGCCGACAATAGTATTAGAAGTTGGCGGGATTAAACGTGGCACTACATGGAAGGTAGGATTAAATGGGATTAATAGAAGTGCTTACTTTGGGCCCGATAATAATAACGATGATCGCCATCGTCTACTCGGTCTATCGTTAAAGCCTTGGCGTACTAGTGGAGAGTTTATTCTTATAGCAGGACAACACGATAAGAGTCTGCAATGGCAAGGTATGCCTAGTATGAGCAAATGGTTGATGAACACTATTGATGCGATTCGAACATATACCGACCGTCCTATACTGTTCCGTCCTCATCCTCGTTGTCCATTACCAAATATTGAAAACGAATTTAAAAATGTTTATAGACAACAACCAGTACAACTGCCAAACAGTTACGATGACTTTGATATGCAGTTTGACAACATATGGGCCACAGTTAGTTGGTCAAGTAACCCGGGTATACATAGTGTTATCAATGGGGTGCCTGCATTTACTGGCCCAGATAGTTTAGCATTTGATGTTACCGAACAAAACTTACGTAGCATCGAAACACCATTATATTGCGATCGAACGCAATGGCTAAATGATTACGCTTATACAGAATGGACTATAGAAGAAATATCTAAAGGAATTCCACATAAACACTTGACATCTAAGTTATAATCGTATATAATAGTATTATGATTTACACAATAGAAGATTACATTGAAATACTGTCGGGAGTCGTTACTGTTGATGATCAAGTGTTTGACTTTGATATAGACAAAAGCGATAAGTCTCTTATCTTTAGTTTAGCTAGACAGAGTATGAGAGGCTTACCTTATACTGATAGACAATTTGAATTAGCAAAATTAAAAGTATTACATTACAAAAAACAATTCCATGCTAAAGGATTTGACGAACTTAGTATTGAAAATCTAAGACATCCTCTAAGAGAAATAGATCGTAGTAAGTATATTAAAGCTGTTGAACTTCCTTTAGATAATCCTAAAGAAACATGGATAGCTGTAAGATTTTCATTTAGTAAAAAGATGATTAAATATATAACCTTTCTTGATGCCATTGCAGAAAAAAAATACGATAAAACAGGTAAGATACATTATATACCACTAAACGAATTAAACATCTATAAAGTTATTGATAAGTTTAAAGATGCAAACTTTGAAGTAGATGATAACCTTAAGAAAATTTATGAAAACATACTAACAATGAAAAATAAAAAAGAAGAGTTTGCTCCAGGTATTTTTAGTTTAAAATTAAAGAACTTGCACAACAAAGCGATAGACTATGCTTTGTCGTCTATTGGTGAGCCTGATATAGAAAATCTAGCGAGATACAAAGACAAACAAGAAGCATTAGGCATTGTTCATTTTGACGAAGATGATTTAGTTAAAAGTTTAAATGCAACACAGCCATTAACACGCAGAATTGTATATCGTAAAAACAGACATGTTTTTATTGATAATACTGAATTTACTATAGATAATATAGTTGAATCTTTGTTAGAGTTACATAGATTTCCTATACTAGTAATGTTACCAGATAATGAACATAGTTTAGATTTAATGCATACTGTACAGCAAAGTTTTAGAAATATTATTTCTAAAGAAAATATAACAAATTTATTTAGAAAAGACAACACAACACCTACTAATATAGAATACAATAATTATATTCAAGAAAATAAATTAAATAATTCTCTTGCAAATAGTACAAAACTAGTGTATACTAGTAACAATAAGATTCCAAAATCGTTGATGCAAGCTGATTGGATACCATCTGTAGCTATTAATTTAGAAAGCAAAAGGTTACAAACGCTTGTAGACAATTATCTTAATGACTTAGATTTAGTTATTCATTATGATAGTTTATCAACACCTTGGGCGAATTACGTAGAGAAAATATGAAAACTTGTAAACTAATTATTGAAGATGAAGTAAACATTAAAATTGAAGGTCTTGAAGTAGATGTACGGAGAAAACTTGCAAATGCACTAAAGTTTGAAGTGCCGTATGCAAAGTATATGCCGCAGTATAAGCTAGGACGCTGGGATGGCAAAGTTGCTTTCTTTGGCATTGGCGGCACAGGATATGTTAATCATCTTGATGTGGTTAGTGATATACTTAATAAACAAGGCGTCGAAATAATTGACATTGACGACCGAAGGCATCCAATACAATTAGATTTTACACCAGTTACAGAACGCTATTGGGCAGACCAGGGTGTTGTATGGCCTGAAGGACATCCTGTAGCAGGTACAGAAATTATTCTACGTGACTACCAAGTAGAAGCGATTAATAACTTTTTAAGTCATCCACAGAGCTTGCAACAGATTGCTACTGGTGCAGGTAAAACAATTACGACAGCAACCCTGTCACATATAGCTGAGCCATACGGTAGGTCGCTTGTGATTGTTCCTAACAAATCGTTAGTAGAACA